TCTTATCGCCGGCTCCCGTCCCGGTCCACGTATTTTCCACGTTTTTTGCCTTTTTCATCTGCCGCAAAGTGGGCAGCAAATCGGCGCGCTTTGATTCTTCGGACGCGACCACATGCTCATATCTGGCCGCTGATTTCTGGTCCCTCCACCGACCGGTCCCTACCAGCCCGCGCGTGTCCAGACCGCCATAGCGGCGCATCCATGTCGCCCACGTATGACAGAAGATGTGGAACGTCACGAAATCCACGTCTGGCCCTGCCGCTTCCTTGACCTTGGCCATGAGCGAATAGAGCCGACCGCATTTCCTGAACCGAAAGACTTTCTGTTTTCCTCGATCCAGCCCGCGCGGATGGTTGGCCAATTCGGCCACGGCGTCGGGAGGCAGGTAGACGCCACGCGGATCGTCGTTCTTCGTCTGCGGCAGGTATGCGAAAGCTTCGGCGATCATGAGCTTGTCGCATGTCAGGGACAGGGCTTCATTCAACCGGCAGCCCGTATAGAGCAAGAAGGCCAGCAGGATCGCGAACTCTCGGTCGATCTCGCAGGCCTCCGCCCACATCCGATAGGCTTGGCCGGGCTGCATCCAGTCCACGCGGGATTTCCCGCGCCAGCCTTTGGGGCGCCTGATCTTGAAGTCTAGGCCGGCATGTTTCAGGACCGCAGATATGGGCGTGTAGACGTGCCGGTTGCGGGTCATGGGAGAGGCGTTGGGATAAAGCGATACCGCAGTCCTGTCGATTTCCTGCTGGTCGATCTCCGATAGAAGCTTGTCACCCAACAGAGAGATGGGGCCGCCGTTCCATCGCTTCCTCTCGTCATCCCATGCGCCGAGATACCGAGCGTCACCGCCGCCCTCCAGATAAGCGACGGCAGCCTCAACGAATGTCGGGCCGTTCGGCTTCTCCGCTGCTACTGGCGCGGCAACGCGACCACGTTCGATCTCTCGTCGTTTCGCCGCGAGGAGTTGCTTGGCGAGCGCTTCGTTAGGAGTTCCCGTGCTCTCATCCACGCTGATTCCAAGGTACGATCCCCGGATCGTCCAGTTGGGCGACTTGCCTTTGCGCGGCGGCTTGAGTTGGATAGGCATTCCTGGACCTCCCGGCGAAGGCTTTCAACGATAGCCAGCAAATCGGCATCGGTGAATAGCTTTCGACGGCCATTCGGGACGTAGTGGGGATAACGCTTGACGATCTCCTGGAATGATCGGCGGGAAACCCGCAGCCGCGCTGCCGCCTCGTCCATGGTGTAACACACCAGCTCGGTGGCCGCCCTGCTCATGGCTTGCCATCCAGAGGGCGAGCGGAGGCATAGCGAAGCATGACCCCGCACGCCTCAGCCTCGCGCCGGTCGCATTCGTCCATCCATGCCCGCTCGTCGTCGGTCAGGTCGGTGATCGGCTTGAGCCAGCACTTGCGCGGGTCTGAAACACAATCGCTGTAGTGGACGTGTTTGCGCTCGGCATCGAGACGCCCGCGCCATATGCCGGTCGAGCCGGTTTCAGCGACGGCGCATTCATCGCCGGGTTTGACGCGCAGCCCGCCGCCTTGCCACCAGCCCAAGTCCTTCATGCGCTGCTCGGCCCGGATCAGCTCGGCAAGAGCATCCCGAACGGTCGGCATGTCCTTGGCCCGGTCTTGATCCGCCACCCTGACGGCTTCCATGATCGCCGCCGCCTCGTCCTTCGTCAGGGGGACGTGCGATCCGTCGATCAGCGTCTTGTGGCCGTAGTAGCCGGTCGCCATCTCCTTGCGCTCAGCCATGGCGGTCACCGACTGATAAGCCGTTGTCACGGATCAACCGCAGCATCGCGCCGCGATCTATCCCTAATCTGCGCGCGGCAAGAGATCGATTTCCGCCCGCCCTACGGACGGCGGCGATGATCGCTTCATGAACTTCAGCTACGTGGCGTTTTTTGATTTGGTCCCACGTCTCGACACGCTCAGCCGGCGAGCCAAGGGCCGCGCCCGCCTTCTCCATCGCCCATTCCGGTAGATCAGCGGTCATTCCCCACCCTCCCGCGCCGTGTCCAGCTTCCGCCGTAGATCGGCATTCTCGCGAAGCTGTTCGGCTATGGCGTCGGCGGCGCGATACTCAACATAGCCAGTGGGGGTAGTCGCCGAATGCCTCATCGCGCGAGCAGCGGCGGTATAGCGCAGTTCGGCTTCCAGCGCCGTGAGTTCAGCGGGGGTCATGGCGAGATTCCCTTTCTTCCCAGCCATCATTAAAGCCGATAACATATGAGCGTTCGTCAATGAGGTCTTTGGCGAACTGGAAAATCGTCTCGACGGGATCGCTTTGCCTAAGCATCATGTCTCGACCCATCTGACGATAGACCTCACGACATCGTTTACGGAGAGCAGACATAGCTTGTTCATGGGAAGTGCTCACCGCTTCTCCCCCTCTGCGAGAGCGGGACGGCCGGCAGGATCGCGTACAACCCATTCTGCCCAAAAGTATCCATCAGGAAGTGCCGGGCCGATCAGGGCAACTTGCTCATCTACTTGGCCAAGCGTCGGGCACCAGAAATCATCAACGCCATGCACAACAATGACGTGGTTCACATTGCGGGGACCGCGCCCTGTAATGATTACAGGCAGGCCGCCGCCGCGCTGATACATCGCGTTGGCGACTTCCTTGAAATCGTCTCCGAGGACGGGAATATAAATCCGGCGAAGGCCCCTAGGGTGAAGCCATGCGTCAATGAAAGCCTCATTCTCTGGCCCGGTCATTTCGTCATGCGAATGGGGAACGCTGTCGCGGTCAACGCCAAGCACACAGGCAATCGCCGTTCTGTAGCAATCACCTTGGATGCCGTTCGTCGGGTCGTGTCGGAATCCCTGCTTTTGTCGGCTCAACTTACGCATCGCCATCTCCTGCGGGAGTGGTGGCAAGAATGCGCTCGACGGTTTTCATGAAGCGGTCGATCTTGACCGGGACAATCGGATGGTCGCCTGGCACGTAACGCGCAGCCTCGAATGCTTCGCGCAGTTCCCGCCACCCCTCCGGTGTGGATGGGGCGGACGAGAGGGCGGCGAAAAGACGGGGAGCTAGGTCCATCCCTTTCCGAGAAATATCCATGAGAACGCCGTCAGGGTTGGGGTGATTGTCCCCGGACATGGCTAGGCCAAGCGCCGCACCAGATGTTTCATTTACGAAGTCGAGCGCTTCTCGCAGCGCCTCTACCTCCCCGCTATTCAGAGGGCGGGCGGTGTCGGTTGCGGGGAGACCGGCGACTAAAGAGGGCTGTTCGGATTGAGCCAGGGGGCGGTGAACAAGACGATCGCCCCCATGATCGCCAAGAGTATCGGCACCCACAACCACCCGGCGTCCATCAAGAGCACGGCTATCGACCAGAGGCTCCCCGAGATTGCTATCCGATACATGATTGCCATTCTCCTTCGTTTTTCCGTCTGGCGCAACCTGCGCTGGTGTAGCGGGGACAGGGGCGGCGAGCCAATCGTTGACCCAAATATCGTGATGCTTCTGGACGAACGCCTTGGCAATGTCGATTGAGGCGAAGCCGGAATGCTTCCGTCCGCTTTCAATCACGTATGTACCGTCATCGTCCTCATCTACGCAGGCCTCGCCAAATGCCGTATCGGCATAGTGCGCGCCACTGCGCTCATCCCACTCCAGCGCCCTCACCGCCACCGGCTTCGCTTCGCCCGTCGCTTCGAGGTAGGCGCGGATGGCGGCCGCATACGCGAGACGCGGCGGAAGCGCCGTATGCCTACAATGATCGTCGCCGGCCTCAAATGCCGCCGCCAGTCCCTTCGGATCAAGCATCCTCGCCTCCCTTGGTGAGAGCGGCGCGGGCGATCAGCATCAGAACAGTGTCGGGGTTAGCGGCTGCGATGTATTGCGCTACACCTGTCAGGTGATTTGGAACGGCAGCAATAGCCTGTCGCCCCGTCCCGAGGCCGTTGTTTCCAGCAACTGTTCTTACCCACTTGTCACCGAACAGGTGGCGCTCGTCAGACTCCCACTGGTAGTTGCCGAACCCCTCCGGCATGGCCTCTATGGCCGCAAGTATGGCAGATATTCGTTCCGGGAGTCCCGCAGTCTTGGTAGACTTGATCGTAGCCATAAGCTCGGGGAAGCGGTTCGTGTTGGCCCGCAGCCTCTCCGCATCCGCCTCACAGGAGGCGAGACGGGCGCGGAGATCGTGGACTTCCTGCGCGTATTCGGTGGCGGTCTGCTTCCAACTGCCCCGGTCTTTGCCGAGCATCACAATCCGCCTGTCCTTCTCGGATAGGGCGGTGGCGGCTTCGGCGAACAACTTACGATCCGTATGGAACACTCGGCCGTTCTCGGCGCGCTTGTTTAACCGCTCGATCAGGTCTGTTGTCTCTGGCGTCATGGGTTTGCTACCTCGTCATAGCGATAGGTCGGGATCGGGCCGTCGAAAGGCTCGCCCGTATAGAAGTCAACCGCTGGCGATCCTTCGAGACAGGCCGCGTGGCAAATTCCCATTTCGACATCGCTGGCGCACAGATCGGCCGGCTCGAATTGCTTGAGGCAGATTGGGCAGACGTGTTCGTCGTCATGGTCATACATTGCGATCTCCATCGAGAATGCTTTCAGCGTTGAGGCGGGCATGGGGGAGAAAATCGGCGATCGCTTCCATGAGAGGATCGCGGCCAGCCTCTTGGACCATCGTGAATAGGACGCCGATCAATCCGGTGAGAGTGCCGGCCATGATGGCCTGAGCCTGTTGGCCGGTATCCATGTCGCGGAAGATGGCCGCCTTGTTCGCTTCGACAGCCATGTTGCAGACCTGAATGCGGAAGCTGTCCGCCATGGCGTCGAGAGGATCGCCAGCATCGAATGGATCAGGCATTGCGGACGCTCCTCATAAGCGGCGGCAAGGGCAGCGGCGGCAGGGCCGACTTGTCGATGCGCGGGGATTTCGGGGAAGACGGAAAGCCGGCAGACTTGATCGACTGCTTCGGTCGGATCGCGCCAGTATGCTTGCCTCGGACCTTGGCGACCTTGGCCTTTTCCTTCACGTCGAGAACGGTTTTGCCGACGTGGCAATGGGAATGGGCCGGAGCGAGGTTCGTCTCACGATGACCGCCACCATTGATCAGGGCGACGACGTGGTCAGCCTGCCAGGTCTCGCCGGGTTTGATCGGCAGCTTGCAGATGTGGCAGACGCCGCCGTCGCGGTCGAATATCCGTTGGCGGATGCGTGGAGGCGCGCGCTGGTCGTCGGACGCGCCGATCCATTCCTTGACGGTTCGGGCCATCCCTACGCTCCCTTACCGACATGGGAGCGGAGGGCGATTTCAGCCGACAGCATGGCGTTCCGGCATAGGCGCAATTCACCTTCGAGATACTTCCATGCCCGATGCTTCGCCTTGCGTTCGGCAATCTGCTGTTCGATGATGGCCGCGCGACGGACCTGAGCGGCATGGAGGCAGGCGGCCTTCCTGCGGGCCAGCCATGCGAAGAAAGGTGCGAGCGGGTTCATGCTGCGACCTTCCCCATTGCCCGGAAATTCGACTGACAGGTGCGCCAAGCCTCGATGATCGCCTCGCATTTGCTGCGCTGGTTTCGGTATTCTTCATCGGCCTCGACGGCGGCATAGAAGCCTTCGCAGGCGATCTGGTATTCTTCCGTCAGGATCGCGGTCGCTTCGCGCTCGGCAACGCTGCCAGTGGCCTTGAGGAAGGCGCGAGCTTTGGCTGCTTTACGCTCGTCCTCGCGGCGCTCGCGCATTGCCTTGGCCGCCGCTGCTGGCTGTGCATGGCTTTCGAGCATGTCGAAGGCGGCATGAACGGTTTCATCGCGGATAATGAAGGTCGCCATGGCCGTCACCCCGCCGCCATGCGCCGCACCACGTCCGGCGCGTCTGAATTGTCAGGGTCGTATTTCGCCTTGAGCCGGTGAACCGTGTCGCGGAGTTCGTTCAGGAACGCGGTCACGTCCTTTTCAAGCGCGGCGATCACAATATCCTCGCGCTTCACCCGCTCAACGTGCAGCCGCATGGATTCCGGCAAGCGAGGATCGAACGACACGAAATCGCACCACTGGCGCCCGGTGCAGGCGAGCTGCCATTGGATCTGAAAAAAATACTTCTGCGGCAGTTCGCCGCCGAGAAGCGTTTCCAGATGCGTCGCGGTATTCGGGCATTTGATTTCGACAAGTCCGTCATCGCGGACAAGGCCGTCCGGTGACGCGCCAGTTTCGGCTATTGAGGGATGCGGGACGAAGCCGGTTTCGGCCACGGAAGCATCGCGGTAGAACTCATACGCAACACGCGCTTCCGGCTCCATGTCGGTTCCCCACTGCATCGCGGCGTTGGTAAACCCCTCGGATCGAACGCCAGTCAGGCGCTCGGCTACCAATTCGGCCATATAGTTCTTTCGGCCTGCGCCCCATCCCGTTTTCGTCCGAGCGCAAACGTCAGCGATGCGAGAGGCGGTAACTTTTCCCAAGCGGGCGGAAAACCATTCGTCGGTGCGCTGTTCCATGGTCAGAACCTCAAGGAAACATGGGGGATTTCGCTGGCGACAATCGCCAGCACGATCTTCTTGGCGAGGTCTTCGGCAGCGCCGACATCGATCAGGGCTTGCTTGGCCTCACCCATGACCTTGCCGCGATGCTCGCGATCTTTCTGGCGGGCGTCTTCCTCGCGCTTGGTGCGCTCAAGCTGTTCCTGGCGGTCACGTTCCTCACGTTCCGCCTTGTCCTTGATGGCACGCGCCTCTGCCTCGGCAGCGGCAACCTTCGCTGCGGCTTCACGCTCGATGCGGGCCTGTTCGGCTTTGGCTTTGGCAATTTCAGCTTGCCTAGCTTCCTCGGCGGCGCGCTCTACATTGGCCTTGTATTCGGCTTCCGCCTTTTCGCGGCGCTCCCGCTCTGCGCGTTCGTGTTCGGCGCGCTCTTTCGCCTCACGTTCCGCCTGCTCACGCGCTTCTTGTTCCGCACGAAGACGTGCGAGGTCGGCGGCATCCTGCTCCGCCTTTAACGCGGAGGCATGGGTTGCTTCGAGAGAGCGCAGAGCCGCCTGTTTCGCGTTCTCTATGTCTTCGGTGTTTCCAAGGAAGATTGCAGGATCAATGACAAGATCGCGCAAATCCCCAATCGTATCGGATATGTACTGGGCGGAAGCGCCATGCGGCAGCACCGCAAGTTCTTGCAGCCGCGAACGAACTTTCGTCGCTTCCTGCTCCCGGGCCTTCTCGGCGTTTTCCCAATCCGTTAGCGGACGGCGAACATCTTCGGCCAATGCGTCCAGTTCATCGCGGATTTTTCTGCGCTGTGCATCAACCGCGTTGATCTTGGCGCGAGCTTCCTCGTTGAGCTTCTTGCCAGCTTCGTCTATTGCGGTTTTGGACCGCGTGACCTTATAGGCGAGGCTGGCGATTTCCTTGCGACCCCGTTCCGTGGTCAAGTCCGGGATATGATTGCCAACCTCGGCTTTGATGCGCTGGTAGAACTCGGAATACGTCTTGGGATCGGTAAGGACCGCCACAGGATTTTCGAGAGTTACAGGAAGTGTCTGGTTCATGACTGAGCCCTCCGCTTCTTTTCCAGCATCGCAAGGGCGCGCGGCAGATTCCCGGTCGTAATCTCCGGCACTGCTTCCACGCCCATGTACTGACAGAATTTCTGAATGTCCGTGTCCGTGGCCTCGATCAGTGCGAGAACCTTAGAAACCTGTTCCTGGCTGATCGGATCGGAATGCTGGGCATCCGACTTAGCGCCGTCATCGTCTTCGGCGGCGGCAAGTCCAAGCGCTGCCTTGAGCGTCATCCGCTGCAAATATGTCAGGGTGGACCCGACTTGCTGGATTGCGTTCTTGTTCCCGCTATCGTCGCGCGGGCCGGAAAGAGTTGTTTCCTCAAAATAGCCTTGCCGGTGCGTAATGATGCACGTCACGGTGATTGGCTCGTTGGGCGCATTCGTCGTCTTGAAGCGGTAGGACAGGCCGTACTTTCCAAGGATCGGATTGACGGTCGCAGCGATCTCGGCGAGGTCTTCATGCCGGTAGTGAGTGCGGCCCTTGCTGGACGTGAAGTCAACCGTCCGGTTCTTGCGGATTGTCGGTATTTCAGCCTTGGCCGAAGCCATCGCCTCATCGAAAGCCTTGCGGCCCTGATTGGCTTCCCACCGCTCTTGCAGTGCCAGAAGCTTCTCCAGCGTGTCAGGATCGGCGCCGGCAACCAAGGCTCGGTCGATCATATCCATCGGCGTGACGGCGGTGGACTGAGCGGCCACGATTTCGCGCCGGGGCGCCACTTCCTCATGCTCGACGGTGAGGGCAGTTGCTGCGCTGGTCATGCCGTTTTCCTTCCGATTTGAAACTGATCCCGCTGCACACGCGAGACGATTGCCATGGCCTCGTCCACAGACAGGCCGGCAGTGATAAGAGCGATGATCCAACGGGAGAGAGGCAAGGACCGCCCGCCCGCATGGGAGTGGGGAGCGGGGATCATGGGACGATCCGGTTCATGGCGTTGCAAATGGCGTCCGCACGAAGCGGACCGGCATATTCGGACGTGTTGAAGGTCTTGCCGTCTGAATGGATCGCGCGGACGCTGGTGTAATTGAGCGTCACGGCTACCGGCACACCAGTGCTGTCGTAGATCGTGCGGCCTTTGACTCGCCAAGGCAGGTTCAATTGATGGTTGCTCATGGCGTTGACCCTCCATCCACAGCCGCCCCGATCAGAATGGCGGCACAAATGATCCAGCACAGAAACCAGGGGCGGTCAGATGCCCAATTGCAGGCGGCATCGAGAAGGGCGTCGGCAGTACGCATTACTCTGCCGCCTCCGATGCCATGTCGGCCTCTTCCTTGTCGCGCGACCAGTCGTATTCCTCGTAGGCCTCGACAGCCTCGATGATCTCGTCCTTGTCGGAAGCGTCCTTGATCTGCTGAAATAGATCGCCAAGGCCGTAGAGCATGGAACGGGCAGCGCGCTTGGCGTCCGCCGCCTGTTTCAGCGCCGCGTTCTCAATCTGGTAGTCGCAGACGCGAAGGCTCTTGTCGTATTGCTTGACGACCCATTCGACGCTGACGTTCTGACCGTCCGCGATAGCCTGTGCTGCTGCCGTGGCCTCGTCTTCGGTGGAGAACAGGCGCGCCTCGTCATAAACCGAACCGCTGCCGATCCCGGTCTCAACGCACATGTATCGCGCGCCCTCGTCGTACGCGCCCTTGGCCGTGTTCACCTGAATGCTTCCGATGGTCAGCTTCTGCACGTACGGCACGAAAGCCGAGTAATCGAGCAATAGGTCACGATCGGAATTGTAGCTGGTGGAGCACCGTGGGCAGTCGAACTCGTATTCACCGCCAGCCGGCGAGGTGGCCTTCCACTTCCTGACGCCTTTGCAGTCAGGGCAGGGATGCCGCTTCTTTTCCGTGGTCGTGGACGCAAAGTAGACGACATCTCCAACGGAATATTTCGTTGTCAGCGTAGCCATCACGCCGTCTCCTTGGTCTGGCGGGCCTGAAAGGCGGCGTAGTGCGCGCGGCTTTCAGCATCGCGGCGACGTTTGTCCGCTGCGGTCTGGATCATCAGGTCGCGAATGTCGGCGATCTGGTCGTCGGAGAACCACGACAGGCCATTGCGAAACGCGAGGGTGGTAATCGCGTCCTCAAGCTCGCCTCCGAAGGTGGAGTCGAAGCGCTTGATCTGGGCTTCGTGGTGAGCGCGGGTGTCCATCTACCCCTCCCGACCAGCAACAGGGGCGGGGGAGGCGGCGTGGCCGTCGCGTTTAGCCTCGCGGCATTCCAGGCACTCGTCATGGCAAAGCGTCGAAGCCTTGCCCGCGAGTTTGAAAACTATCCCGCCGCACTTCGGGCACCTGTCGGTTTTCACGCTAACCATCTTCTCGTCCTCGATTGGTGGTTTCAGGCGGCGCGCGGGCTGGCCTGGAATTGTTCGATGAATGCAAGGATGGTCCTGGCCGAACGGATGCGACCGGGCGCTTGAAGGGCTGACCAGTGGCCGTTCTTCGCGGCGGCCTCCCAACCGGGAAGGACGTTGTTCAGCCGCGTCTTGACCAGCTCGACCGGCTCGGCGTCGTCCACATGGGCCGCTGACATCATCCAGCCGAAATTGCCGGGACCGCCATGCGAGCGGACGAAGCGGTAAACGTCCAGCATCGTCGGGGCAGGGGCCGGGACGGTGAGAGCGCGGATCATGCCGTCGCGGGTGATGGGGCGAGCCTTGTTCATTTCCATTCCCTCCATCGCCGTAGCGGGTGCCAGTGGTTGGCTGATGGGGAGAGAGTGCATCACATTCACATACGTTGCAAGCGAAAAGTGAATGGCATGAACATTATTTTTGACACCGCGCCCGCGATGGCGGATAAATGGCGAATCAGGGGACATGAAAAAGCCCGCGCGTGGCGGGCTTCATCGGGGCTGAGATTGCGAGATGCGGTTAATTGATCGTCTGGCCAGGTGGTATCTTCGTAGTACTCGGCGTGGTCAGCGCATTCTGGATGAATTGCAAGGTATTCGCGCCAATGCGCAGGCGAGCGCAAATGCGGGCGTTGAAGGTGGTCCCGGCGTCGTCGCCCTCAATACAAATCGTGGCAAGCGACAGGTGCAGCACGCCTTGGATAACTCTAAGCTCCGTGACCAGATCGGCGTAAACGGGGCGGATGTTGTCGGGGTCGATTATCTCAAATGAGATGTCGTCATTCAGTTTGATGCGCGCCTTGTCGTTCATTTGCCCCTCCCATAACCAGCGACGATCTCACCACAGCCACGGTATCGCAGGCAACAAAAAACCCCGGTGGTGAGCCGGGGTTGGGGAGTCAGGCTTTGACGCCCTCGCATCGAAGCTGATAGCTGCCGGCCTGGTAGCGCCTCATATTGCCGAGCCGCATATCCTTATGGCGCGGGCACATGCCGTTTGCTTTAT